GTTTCCCAGTCACGATCGGCGGAGCAGGTACTGCATACTATGCATTCAACCACTTCTACAGAGCTTTCGAAAGACAGAAGGCTATCATACGGAGCGGGGGAGACAGAACTAAGCTTGGCGAGATTTTCAATGGCGCACACAACATACCGGAGAACTTCGACTATCGTGACTATGCACTGATTCGAATTCCGTTTACTCATCTACCGCCAGGTTTGCTTGAACCTAAGATGCTGGCTGACGCCAAGGCGTCGGTTCCTCGCAATATCTTCCTGATGGAATATGGTGCCGTATTCGTAAAGGACTCTGATGGATTTTTCCCCAGAAGCCTTATCGAAGCATCCACCTGCAAGCTATCCAAGCCTGTTGTGAATCCAGATGGCCAGATAGTATTCACAGCACTGGGACATGGAGAACAGGGTCGTAGATATGTCATGGGTATTGATCCAGCCGCAGAGAGAGACAACTTCGCCGTCATCATCTGTGAGGTCTGGCCAAACCACTCCCGAGTGGTTTATTGCTGGACTATCAACAAGCCAGAGTTCAAGAAGCGAAAGAAGCGCGGTCTCACTACCGAAGATGATTACTACGGATATTGCTGTTGCAAGATCAGAGACCTTGTTCGTGCCTTTGAGCCATTCCGTATCGAAATGGATTCGCAGGGCGGAGGGTATGCTTTCTCGGAACTACTGAGGAACGAAAAGCTGCTAGACAAGAAAAAGGGCGACTTCCCAATCTACGAGATTATCGAGCAGGGTGAACCAAAGGATACCGATGGCAAGATCGGACGACATATCCTACACCTAGTACAGCAGAGTTCGGATTTCAACCAAGTCTCCAACATGGCGATGCACAAGGGATTCGAGACGAAGAGACTCGTTTTCCCAGCCTATGATTCAGTACAGATAGAAGCTGCACTCATTGCCGAAAGAGAGGCTGGGGTTGAATTTGACACATACGAGGATGTCGCCAACGAAATCGAGGAACTGAAAAGCGAGATCTGCACTATTCACAAGACCGAGACCCCGAGCGGCAAGGAGAGATTCGATACGCCATCCGTTGTGACGGGCGCCTCTGTCGAAGGCCGTCAGACGAAGGGCAGGCTACGCAAAGATCGTTATACTGCACTATTGCTTTGTTATCGTCACATACACGATACCGAAGTGTCTTTCGTTCCAGGGATAGATTATAACGACGTAGCAGGAAATTTCGAGATGGTCAACAAAAAGGAAAAGGAGCCCATGTATAAGGGTCGTGGCGTCGGCCACATGAAGAATGCCCAAGGTTATATTCAGGGTAAAGTACCCTATGGTGGAGTTCAGCGCAATGAACGTATCTAAGATGTGTATAAACGGTTGGATAGTTGTTGAACAGTTGTCTAACCGAGGGCATTATGGCAAAGCAAGAAAGAAAAAAGATCAAACCGAAGGAATCCGCCAAGGCAGTTCCTAAGAAGCCTACCTACGTAAACAAAGAAGAATACTTCTCCACAGCCGAGTTCAAAGAGAACTCCATTTCCCGCTCGCAGCACGGAACCACAGCCCGACAAGTTGGGACAGGAAGCGATCTAAAGGGCGGTTTCAACAGATGGGATTACTATAGTCAGCGTCCAGAAGATAGTGTTCCTGTTGGAAACTCAGACATCATTCTTACCGCGCAGAACTTCTATAGAAAAATTGGTCTCGTCAGAAATATCATTGATCTCATGGGGGACTTTGCATCCGAAGGTCTGATATTCAAGCATCCAGTAAGGTCTCAAGAAAGATTCTATCGCGAATGGGGTAGGAGAGTAGACATTCAAGGTCGAGCACATGACTTCATGAAGCTACTCCTTAGAGACGCCAATGTTATCTGTAGGCGCAAGCTGGCCAAAATCCCCAAGAAAGTAGCAGACGAATTTTCTAGAGCCTTCCAAACAGATGGTCATGGTGGCGGTATTTCACCAACAACCATTCATCATGACGTTCCAGGTTTGCGTAACACCAAAGAGAATACGTCTTCAGAGCCGCCAGACCAGATAGAGAAGGTTAGGATCAATCAGGATCCCAAGGCTAACAAGAGAGAGATTCCTTGGAAATATACGTTCTTGAATCCAGTGTTCATAGAGAAGATCGGTGGTCGAGTAGGTAGTTTTGTTGGCGGTGACGATCTGGGTATTCGTCTACACAAGGGCTTGGTTCAGTCAATCAGAAGCCCCAGGACTGATGCAGAAAGAGAACTGGTTCGACAACTACCACTGGAAGTTTTGCAGGCCGCAAAGGAAAACACAGCAGAAACGAAGATCGTCAAGCTAGATATGAATAGACTGTATGTTGACTACTACAAGAAGGATGACTGGGAGGAATGGGGAACACCATTTTTGTACTCCGTCATGGAAGACATCCTGTTCAAAGAGAAGATGAGACTTGCCGATATTGCGGCACTTGACGGAGTAATCAACTCTGTTAGAGTGTGGAAATTGGGCGATCACTCCAAAGATATCTTCCCAACTAGCACAGCAGTAGATAAGCTGCTAGAGATTTTGTCCGTCAGCACCGGTGGTGGAATGACTGACATTGTCTGGGACAGCATGCTTGAAGTTGATACCATTTTCCCACCAATCCAGGACATTCTTGGCGGAGAGAAATATCAGTCCGTAGACGCAGACATTGTTCGTGGCATTGGTATTCCAGACTCTCTTATCGGTGGTAGCGAACTCAGTACCAGAAACGCGGAGACAGCTTTCATTCAACTCAAGACGCTTGTCGAAAGACTCGAATATGTAAGACGCAGATGTATCGAATGGATGAATGTCGAACTGAAGCTAGTTGCCGACGCCATGGGATTCAAGAAGATTCCAAGAGTCGAATTCGGAACCATGTCACTAAGAGACGAAGCCGCAGAGAAAGATCTGATCATCAGGCTGGCAGAAAGAAACCTGATTTCCGCGCAGGCCGTGATGGATGTCTTCGGATATGACTTTACGATCGAGACTGGCAGAATGAAGGACGAAGAGAAGTTCAGGGAAAAGAACCCAGGCACTCTAGAGAAGGCCAATCCATACTACAGACCAAAGAGCCAGATGGAACTACAGACTGATCTGACTAATGAAGAGGCAACCCACAAGGCAAATCTGGATGCCAGAAACGAAGTTGGCAACCCAGGAGGGGGCGGCGGAGACAATAACAAGGGTGATCAACCAAAGGATACTGGAAAGAATCCTGCCGGGCGCCCAAACAACAGCAGAGACGAAGGGCCGAGGGACAGAAGAACGCCTAGGGTCTTGTCCGTGTATAAAGTAAGAGCGGAGAAGATCATCAAGGCAATCGACGATATCGTAGATCCGCTGTACCTAGAAGATCACGAAGCCAAGAACATGAGATTCCTTACGGCAGACCAGAAGAGAGAACTAGAACAGATCAAGAGGATCATGTTGGCGACAGTAAACCTAGACGATGTTATAACCCAGTCTACTTTGCTGTCTAGCATGGCATCGGAAAATAACGAAGACGTTGATTCATTCAACGCGGCGTTTTCAGCACTTGTGGAAACTTACACTGAAATGAATGGCAAGATGCCCAACTTATCAGAAAGACGATCTTTGTCGGCTTCTGCCTGGGCTTCACTAAGGGGGATTGAGTAATGGCTGCTATCAATATCACTTTGGATACAGATACTCGTCAGGTTTCTCTGATGATTGATGGAGTGACTATTCCGGAGGCTGAAGTGTCTTTTGATTATTTCTTCATCAAGGACGAAGATGGAAAAGAAGAAAAAATAACACACTTCCGCTATTCTACCAAACAGACAAACCCTGAAGGATTGGTAGTAGAACAGGTCTTCCGACTTCCTCCACCAGAGGAAAAGAAAAGTAATATGTTGCTACCAAACGGCTTGGCCGCGATCACTCCAGAAGAAGAGTTCGGCGAAAAGGTCAAAGCCTGGTTTAATAAGCGTAGGTCATGAAAGTTCTTCTAGTGGCCAATGTTTTATAAGATCATGTGTATAAGAAAGTAACTTTGGGGGTATTCTGTGAAGGTATACGCAGCAGAAATTGAAGCGGGACTAGAAGAGGCTTTGCAGAAGTCTGCTAAGGCTACCTTGCAAGTTCCAGTTCAGCCCCTGAAGTCAGGCGAAATTTCTCAACTGTCAAATTTGCTGAAGAAGCTTAGGGCCGCACACGCCAGCCCAATCAACAAGATTGAAGATATCGATCATGATCTTGCCCTTGTCGTAGCAGTACTTGTTACTGCCGGATGGAA